ACCAGCGCGCAAGGTTTTTTCACGCCTTGTTGTTTCGGTCATATTCGGCATACCGTTTGACGTACTTGGAACGCAGAACCGGGTCATCCCAGACGCCAGCTTCCACTAGGGCTTGCTTGCGCTCGGGCGAGATATACACCTCACGACGAGTGCTTGTCGGGGCGTGCTCACGGCCAGAGCCCACCACCGGACCACCGCGCGGCTCGCGCCGGGAAGCGGATTTCTCGAACCTTTCGGGCAGGCGGCGAGCCGCTCGCTTGTTCAGTTCGTCCCAATATTCTGACGTTCTCGGGTCGAAACCGTCTTTGGCCAGAGACTGGTCGATGGCGATGACGACCGCCGAGTCTTCGTTGCCACCCGTCGCGTCATACCAGGGGTTCTTTTCGATGAAGTCTCGAGCATAGCGCAGCGTGGTTTCGTCAATCTGCTGCTGTTGCTGCGGACGCTGAGGGGCCTGCTGAGCCACCTGATTTTTCTGGGCGTGCAGTTGCTGGATACGCGCCAGCGCCTGATCCCGGTATCGCATCGCCTGTGTGACGTCGTCGCCGTTACCGGCAGCAACCGCCTTGGCAATGACCCGCTCGGCCATGTCGGCTTCGTTGGCTGCCTGGGCCAGCGCGTTGTCATATGCGCTCAAGTCTGAGTTGTGGGCTCGATGCTCTTGGACGCTGACGCGGCGCTCAAGGTCGTCGTTGCGCTTGCGGAGGAAGTCTAGCTCGAGCTTGTCGCGCTTGATTGCCTCGTCGCGGCGAACCTTCCGGTCCTGCTTCTCGGCACGCCGACGCTCACGAATGGCATCGCGCTCATCATCGTCGCCGGATGAGGCTACGCGGTCATCAGCGTCATCGTCATTGTCGTCAGCATCTGATAGCTGGTTAGCGTCTTCAACAATGACGATTTCCTCGTCCTTGTCGTCATCTTCTCTAAGAGTGCCAGACATAATTCATCTCCTTTCAGATGAAAGCCTTGACCGCCAACGGATCACCCGTGACTTGGCCGATAATATCCAGATCGTTAAAGATCACAAACATGGCGCTGTCGTCGCGATTGATCGCCACTTCCCAGCGGTCACCGCCATACTTCGGCACGCGGACGAAATCGCCTTGCACGCACCATGCGCCTTCGGGCCAGAACTCTTGCGTGGTCCGGTTTCGGAACGCCAGCGACCCGACGCTGACCACCTTGGCCACCTGGGTGTTCCACTTTTCGGTGTCCTGCGTGTCAGAGGACAGGATGATACCGCCCTTTGTGACTTTGCGAGGGGTACGGATTTGAACCAGAACGCGGCTCCCAAAAGGCTGAACGCCCGGATTTACATCCGGGAAAGCCTCTGCCAGGGCGTCCTCAGAAGTCGTTACCACCAGATTTCTCCTCTTCAATGAGTTTCAACAGCACGCTAATCGCTGCCTCGTATCCGGCAACGACACCAACACGATACCCGTATTCAAAGGCATCGCGTTCCTGTGGGCGCTTCAGGGCGTCCACAGAAAACTGAAATTGAGCTTGCTTCAGAAGATTGAGAAGTTTGCCTTCGTTCACGCCTGATTCTTTTCCGTCTTCGGTTCAGGCGGCAGAGACTGGCCGTCGAGTTTCTCACCCGCCGCAAGGCGGTGCTTCTGCTTCACATAGGCACCGGTCATCGGCACCGTGCCGTTCTTCTTAGGTTTGTCGTCCATGTAAACTCCTATGGATTTGGGTTGATGCCGGTGCCGGTGCTGACCGCCACCTTCTCGCCAGTCGCCATTTCGGCAGCGGCAAGCAATTTGGCGGTGTCGTTATCCGCCTGATTCATGCGCTCACGGGAAGCAAGTTCTGCCGCCTTGCGCTCGTTCTCTGCGGCTTCCTTAAGCTGGTCAGCCCGCAGCTTCTCAACGAGTTCGATCTGCTTGCCCTGGAGCTTTGCCTGCTCAAGCTGGGCCTGCATCGCAAGACGCTGCTGGTCAAGCTGAGCCTTTTGCTGCTCAAGCTGGGCCTTCTGCTGATCGGACTGTGCCTGCATTGCAAGCCGTTGCTGATCAACCTGGGCGCGCTGCTGGTCGGTCTGAGCACGCTGCTGAATGGCCATCTGCTGCACCTGGGCACCAAGCTGGGCGACCTGCATGCTGCTGTCAGGCGGCATCTGCGGCTGCGGCGCAAACTGCTGGGCGGCTTGGTCGATAGCTGCAAGTTCCTGCGCCATCCCGCCCAACTGCTGCTCGATGTACTGCTGAACCTGCATAATGAGCTTGGCCTGATCCTTGGCCTCTTCGGGAATCAGTTCCTTCTTCTGAGCAATGTCAACAGAATTATGCGCCTCAACAAGGTAGTAATTCAGCAGGTGGTCGCGCAAATGCACCGAAATCGGATACAGAAACGTCTTGGTGATCGCCGGATTGCTGCCGAATAGCGGCGATTTCAGGAATGCCATGTGGATCATGATGTGTGCGAGGTGATCTTGCTGCGGCAGCACATAAACGGGGCGACCCATGGCAGCGGCGACGTTTTCGCTCACCGGGTCCATGTTGTCCTGGGCCGGTTCCGGCTGGAGAACCTCGTTCGCCGGAACTTTCAGGGTGCGAAGGAAGATTTCCTCGACCTTACGGGGGTCATATAACTGCGGCATCGCCGCTGCCCGCGCCATGATCGCCTGAATTTGGGCAAAACGCTGGGTTTCGGAGAAAATTGCCGGGTCACTGACCGGCACGACGTCGAGAGGGCCGTCAAAATCGGATGGGTCGATCTCCAGCCCGTCAGATTGGGCCGCAATGTCCTCTTCGGTCAGATATGCCGAGTTGATCCGGTGCAAAATCTTGAAACACCGGGCCATCGAGTTGTGCAAACGAGCATGAATGCTCGAGAACACCACCATGCCCTGCTCAATCAGGGCCATCGTAGTGCCGACAGGCTGATTGGCGTTCTGGTCGCTCAGCTTTTCAAAGCTGGTTTGGATGACGCCCTTACCGGCATCCACCAAAAACCCCAAAAGCTGAAACAGCGTCGGGCTCGGCGGGTTGAACGGCATCGGCATGGCGATCTTGCGGACGTCGTCAACAAGAGCACCGCCATCCATCTCGACCACTTCGGTCGGCTGAAGGTTGATCGTCTGCCCGCCAGGGCCACCCTTGAGCTTCAGAAGGGTGGGGATGTTCTGGATGTGGGCGCTATCCAGCAACGCACGCAAGGCCCCTGTGGCGGCTCCTGAGAGGCCGCCAATCATATGCGTCAGGCCGATGGGGTATGCACCGCGCCAGGGCACGAACGGGAACTCAACGATCCAGTCCAGTTCCTGATGCCGGGCATCATCCGGCTCCCAGTTACGATAGAGCGCCAGGGCCTCGCCGGTCGACTTGTCGACGCTCAGAATGTACGGGCAGAGGTCTTCGTCTTCGATGTCGAGATAGGTGTAGATTTCAAAGATGGTCCGCAGGCCATCCTCGTTGTAGCTGGTGGACTTCCGGCCCTCGATCTTGTCGTTGGCAATCGTCGCCTTGCTGAACTCGGGATCATCGGGATACCCGAGATCAACGTCGACATACATGCCCGCCTTGACGCGCTTCAGGTACTCCATCTTCGTGATGTACTGAACGTGCGTCTTGCGCTCGGCGGTGTAGAAGTTCGTTGCAGCGAACGGCAGATACACGTCATCAATCGGCACAAACTCGGCCTGCGGACGACGGTGCTGCGGGTTCCACATGAATTTGAGGTACTGACCGCCGCCGAGCGGAAGCTGGGTGCTCAGTTGCTCCAGTTCGCTGCGGAACTCGGGCATCTGCTGCGTCGTCTGCCAGTTCATAAAGGCAGCTTTGCGCTCAGCCTTTTCGAGCTTGGCTTTGTCCGCTTCGCCGTAAATTTTGCTCTTAACCGGCCCGTTCGACGGAAAAATTTCTTTCATGAAGCGTGCGGAGAAATCCACGCAGGCTTCCACCAGCATCGGGTGTACGACTTTGTTCGCGCCACTGAACTGGGCACCCCCGGGGGCATCGTCACCCAGGCCGGTTCGCCGCAGCCCTTCCTCGTACAACTTGTCCCGCTTCTCGCGGGCTTCCTTGTCGCGCTCGATCTTCTCGAGCAGGTCGGTGACGATGTCCTCCAGAGCCGCCTGATCGACCTCTTCGACAATGTTTGCGAAGTGCTCGAGGTGGCGCTTCTCATCCTTGCTGTTCTCGAGCCGGATGATCGCGCCGCCGTCTTCGGTATCTTCGACCTCGTGATTGTCCTCGTCATCGAGTTCAATCATCTCGCCGGGCTTGTCGTCGTCATCGTCTTTGAGAGTGTCAGACATAATCAGCCTCGATTTGATTGGCGAGCGCGTTTACCGCGTCGGGATCGTAGATAGCAGGTTGAGCACTGACCGCGCCACCTTCGGCGTATTTGTGATGAAGCTGGGCGAGACCACCGTGGGCGTAACCATCAAGTTCTTCATTGGCACCCACGCCGATGGCAATCGGCGCAGCAGCGCGAAGCGCGTTCTGCCGGTGGATAAAACCACGCAATACTTCTTGAGGGCTGCGACCTTCTTGGGCAGCGGTGCGGTTCACGACGCGCTGGAACACGTCCACAGCAGGAAGCGGCGGCGATGTCAGGCCAGAAATACGGCCACCGCCAACCCAGCCGCTGGCTTGCGCCTGTGCCGTGGTCATGCCCAGGTCTTCGCCTAAACGGCGGAAACGCTGCTCCAAAGCACCGTATTCGTTTGGATTTGGCGCAACATCCCACAATTGCGGGCGACGAACCGCTTCATCCATTGTGAACACACCCCGACCATAACTTGCGCGAGGTTTAAGATTAAAATAGCCCCCACCGGAAGGAATCCGAAGATCAGTCGTCAGAAAGCGCGGGTCTCTTGACAAAATTGACGGGACCGACAGCGCATGTGCGTCCATGGTGCCAGGGCGCTGGTTGCCACCAAGATTTTCGGCAAATGACGGAGGTTTCGGATTTTTAAACAAATCCCAACCTTCAGGGCTGCGGATTGTCTCGACGTTCTGCCGGTGCAAGTTTTGAGCAAGGTGACCATAAGGCGCAGGTTGCCGCACGGGCAAAATTAAACCGCTCGGTTCCTGCACAAAGTAATATGAGGCGTTCCGCATATTGTCGATGATGTTGGAACGCGGCGACGTGGCTGCGATGTTTTGCGTGTAATGACGGAATGCGGCAGTGCCTTCGTCTTCACCAAGTTCGCGCACAAAAGCATGACGTAGTGGTTCCATGTTGTACCACTCGCGGCCTTGCAGATTGTCGCGGCCATTGCGAACGAGGTCGCTGTATTCGCGCCAGACATCCTCGTTACTGACTAGGTCGGACATGCGAGCCGACACGCCTCTTGGCGGCACAACCCTAGGCAGGTCAACTTGTGGCACATCGGGCACTTGAGAAAGGTCGTAGTTCCGCAAACCTAAGACGTCTTCCCCTTCGGGCAGTGTCCTCACCGTCGGTTCACGAGTGCTGTTGCGGTCCAGATATGCTCGGAGCGTTTCGTCTTGCAGGTCCGCCACAGCGTTTGCCTCGCGGGCGGCGGACGGCATCACCGCAGGCGCGCGAAGTGTTTCCTCGGGGATAATGCCAATGGTGCCACGGCGGCGCGTGGGCGCTGTGGGAGTGGCAGCGGCTTCCAGGGCGGCATCTGCCGACCCAGCGCCAGCGCGGCCAAGGGCGCGTCCCACGCGGCGAATAACATTGGCTTGAGCCTCATCGGGGTCTAGCAGGTAGCCTGTGCCTGCGATTGCGCCACGGCGCACCATAGAACCGACCGGCCCCGTCGCCAGAGTGAGACCTACGTCGAGCGGCGTCTGTGGCACGACGACGTCGAAGACGCCGCGCGCAGCGCGACCGGCAGCATCAACCAGTGTGGCGCGCTGTTCATCCCAGCTAGGCACGTCGGTGCGGCCCATATCACGCTGCATGCGCCCAAGCAGGCGACGATCATACTCCTCGTCGCTCATGACGTCGCCACCATCGGCGTATTTCTGATGCAGATTGGTTAGCCCACCTTCAGCGTAACCCATCGCCCGACCAATCCGGTCACGGGCTTCGGCGGCCATGATGGATTCAGGAGCCACGTCATAGCGCGCGGCAAGCCTGTCCAGCACCATGGCGTTCAGTTGGTCTGCTGTCAGTTCCTCGCGCGGGGCCGGGCGAGGTGCGCGACGACGCGGAAGGCGGGTCGCCACCACGTTTATCTCGTGGACCGGCATTGAGTCCACTGGGCCGCCTTCAGCGTAACCGGGCACTCCTGCGCGGCGCATCACGCTCGGCACATATGCCTGCGTCTCAGCGTTATTAGGGATCGTGTTACCGGCCTCGACCACCCGGCGCGGCCCTGCATTGTATGCCGCCAGGGCCAGCGGCATGTCACCGCCGAACCGGTCAAGCTGCTGGCGCAGGTAGCGCGCGCTGCCCTCAAGGTTCTGCACGGGGTTTGTGGGATCAACGCCCAGGTCTCGCGCCGTGCCGGGCATCAACTGCCCAAGCCCCAACGCACCAGCCCGGCTTACAGCATCGGGACGGAAGCCGCTCTCTTGCTGCACCAGCGACAGAAACACATTGCGCGGCAGACCATACCGCTCGGCCATTTGGGTAGCCGTCGCCACATAGGGGTTATCTGGGTTGAACCGCTCGCGTGTGGGCGTGGCTTCGGCACCAGCCTGCTGAGGAACAACCGCCGGGGGAACAGGTGGCACCGGGAGGGCCTGGGCCTGCCCACGAGCCTGTGGCGCGACCCGCTGGGGCTGCGGCGGGGGTATCACGGCAGGCGGGCGCGGCGGGATCGGCAAGGGTGGCTGGCGCTGGCCGCGCAGGGTTGCGTTGATCGGGTTGAACTCGGGCTCGCGGTTCGCATTGGCCCGGCGCATCTGCTCAAGCAGGCCTAAAGCCGTCATGCGGTTTGGGGTGTTGCTCTGGCTCATGCTACGGCTTCCTTACCACTTGACCTTGTCTGCCCAGTAGGCGGC